AGAAGTCTGCCCTATTGGACTTTTCAAACGCCGTATCCCAGCTCTGGATGATGTATTCACACTCAGGAGGATCTTCATCCTCCCAGAGTCTCCATTGATCTCTTTTGACTATCGCACCTTCTTCCGAGGTGGGATTCTGTTGATACTGAGCTTCCCATTTAGCTACCGGGATCTCAGCTTTGATAGCTTCTAGTTCTTCTTTCTTCCAGAACCCGGGCCACAACGGTGTACCAGACGGAAGAATCGCTGGGAATTCAATCACCTCCCAGTTATCCGTCCCATCCTTACTAGAGTTCTTAAGAATCTGCCCGGCTAAGTCTCTCTTAGACCACCGGGTCATAACGATAATAATCGCCCCGCCCGGTTGTAACCTCTGCCTAGGCCCGGAGGTATACCACTCATACACCGCGTCATACACGGCAGGATTGTTCTGTTTTGCTTCCTGCTCACTATGCGGGTCGTCGATGATCAATACATCAGCACCCTTACCCGTAACAGCACCACCTACCCCGATAGCAAAGTAATCACCACCCTGCTTTGTATTCCATCTACCAGCGGCTTTAGAGTCACTAGACAACTCTGTACCAAAAACCCTCTGATAAAACTCTGATTGAACTAAGTTCCTTACCTTCCTACCAAAACCTACTGCCAACTCAGCAGTATGGGCTGTCTGAATGATCTTCTTTTCTGGAAACTTCCCCAAAAACCAAGCAGGTAACAGATAACTAGCAAACTCTGACTTCGTATGCCTAGGCGGCATGTTGATAATCAACCTCTTTAACTCTCCGTTCGCAACCCTCTCAAAAGCATCTGCCATGATCTTATGATGCTTACCAGAGATAAATACAGGCCACATCTGCTGAACAAAGAATAAGAAAGACTCTCTACACCTCTCTACTCTATCTAACTCTAATAACTGTAATACCTTTTTCCTCTGCTGAGCAGGAACCCGCTCAGCAATCTCTAAATACTCCTTCACCTCCTTCTGAGATAACAAGCTCATAACTTGCTGATCTCCTTAACAGACCTATCTACCACCTTTATAGACAAGAACTTCCTCGGTCTCGTATCCAATAAACCTTCCTCCTTCATCCTCTTCACCATCCTGTGCATATTAGACCTAGACCTCATCCCCAACCCACTAGCTAATACTTCGTACGACGGACCTACACCGTGGATCTTGATGTACGCCTTTATAAAACGTAACACCAAATCCCACCGCTCCGTCATCTTCGCCTTCGTTCTTGACATAACTTAATTGTTCGCACAAATGTTTCTAAAATTTATATATACCCCCGGGGGGTGGCGATTGGGGAGATAAGGGGGGTGTTTGGGAGATGATTGGGAGAGTGGATTAGAGCGTAACCGCATAACGGGTGGTCGTTGCGCACACATGGGGGTCCGGGTACGGTGGGGTTCACTTCCCGACCAGCTTCAGATGAGCCGTCAACTCCTTCCGCAATTGCTCCGCTGTCACCGGTTGCTCTGGTGCGGTTTTTTCTGGTATCCACATACCAGCGTGACGGCCTAGTAGTTCGAGAGCCTTGAGGCGGGAACCTTCTTGCTTTCCTGCTTTGCTAAGAGCCACCAGTGATCTCATGACATATCGCTTCGTCGCCTGTAGATCGTCCGATAACGCTTCCTCGGTCTCTGACCAACCGTCCCGGATCATCTTTGTGATTCTTGGATCTTTGGCTAGTTTGTGTGCCGCTGCGCTGATGGTTGCGTCTGATCCTTGCTGATTTGGATACGCTTCTCTATACGCTTGCTTCCTTGTCTTTCCCTCTATAACCCCCTGAGCGAACGTGATCTGTTGATCTGTTAGTGGTCTTAAGTTTTTTGGTGGAGTTCCTAAGGTTGTTCCGTCCCTTCTCTCTCTTGGTTTATCTGCCAGCGCTGCTAACTTTTCGGCTTCGCCGATTTCCAGTCCGAGTGCCTTCAGCCTCTCATCCAGCAAGATTTCATCCGCCTCGCCTTCGGCATCTTCCCCCGCCTCATCCAATAGCTTTATGTAATCGACTTCACCGTTTCGATTGATCATAGCCTCGCCCCATCACTTTACGATTCCCGATTAACAATTGTTCGCACTTATACCTTATCCACAACCTTTCCACAAGCGCCTGTTGATAAGCTGTTAGCAACTACATTCTGTTGACATCCTGTGGATAACTCTGTGGATAACCCCAAAACACTGTATAAACCGACAGCTTCTAAAACCGCTTAAAACGCGATTTGGGCCATTTTTTCTCCGGCTGATATCTACCCCTTACCCGCTTCCTGATCGTCGATCCTAGACGGTTTCCACTTTTTCGGAACGCTCATGGCATAGCCCTTGCTACGCGCGGGCGCGCATATAGTTCTATATGTCATCAACACCCCTTGCACTAGCGCTCACTTGACCGCTTGCACTAGCGTGTGAACCGTGATATCTTGGTTGCCTGTCGTGTTTTTTAAGGGGCAAGCAAATGGAAGGTTTGATCGTTTGGAATACGGGACGCGCCTACACGGCGGCACATAGCCTAAAAGGGGAGTGAAATGCGATTTATCAGGACTGATTTTGGCTGGGCGGCATACATACGGAACGGGCGTGCATACGTCTATTTCGGCCATTTCTACACTCAGCGCGAAGCACGAGCCGCGCTAAAACTGCCGCGCTTCGAGGGGGAATAAATGAACCAATTCATTAACTTTGAAATTGCTTTCGAGAATCTCGCGGCTTTCGTTGCTCACCGATACGGTAACGATATGCTGGACGAGAGCAAGCAATCAATCTATTTGCTTCGGTCCCTTGTGGACACTTATCCGGAAGTCTTTGAGTCAATTGAAATCAATCCGCATATTTGGTCCGAACGGGTTAACGCCTATCTCGCAGGGGAGTGAAATGCACAAAGCAATCAAAGCATCACAACTTCAACCCGGGATGACAATGGCTTTCAGCAATCCCCGGCATAACTATTTAATCGACGATGTTCGAACTGTGCGCGACGGGGAAATCAGAGTCGATCACGGGGATTACACCGCCATTGACTTTTACCGGGCAGATGAAATCGTCTGGATTTTGGAGGGCTGAAATGCAATTCCACAAAACAATCAATCTTTACAACTTCCCCCGGGAATTGGTGAAACACCTTCAACCCGGGCAGTGGGTTGTCGCCGGTGATAACGGTCCCCTTGGGCGGTTTTACGGTGTTAAACGGTCCGGTGTTGTCGTTGTCGCTTGGAAAGATAACGCGCTACGGTCCGGGGATTACTTCGATTATTGCAAAACCCTTCACACATTCTCGAAAGGCTGAATCATGCTCACTACACCCGAACAGATTGAAAGGTATCGCCTTGTCACTCTACGCGCCGCAGTGCGGCTTGAGTCTTTAGGTATGAAACGAAAGGGGAAGTCTGCCGCCGCTATATCCCGGGAACTATTAGGTCTGCCGCGCTCCGCGCCTTTCCCCGCCGTTATCGCTGGTTTAAATCAACTGATCGAGGAAACCCATGTTTAACCGTCTAATCCGGTTTATCACTCATCCCTTGCGAGTAACCATCACCGAAGGGGCAGACACTTATTGTCACCGGGCTATCAATCTCCGGGATGCTCTGGACTGGCTTGCTTGTTACCCGCGCGGGACTGTCGGTTTTGTTCACTCTCGCTTCGGCAGATTTATTGCTAAACGTGTTGCTTAATTAAAAACAAATCAACTGAAGGAAGAAATCATGGATAAAGCAAATTGGTCAGGCTTGTTGGATGACGTATTGAAAACACCCGGGATTATCTCGGAAGCTTATTCGGCTTTTCACTCTTACTCTATCGGAAATCAATTGCTCGCTTGGAGTCAATGCACGGGCAGGAAAATTCCACTCGGCCCGATTGCAACCTATAAACGGTGGACTGAACTCGGGCGGCAGGTTCGCAAAGGGGAAAAAGCAATTGCCCTGATAATGCCGATCACAATTAAAAAAGAAAAAGAAAACAAAGAGGCAGATATCTTTCAGACTTTTGCGCTGAAGAATAATTGGTTTGTTTTATCGCAGACAGACGGGGCAGAGTATGCAAACGAAAGGGTAACCCCTGAATGGGATAAGTCCCTTGCTTTATCGGTGTTGGATATCTCGGAAGTTCCGTTCGCTTTGTCTGATGGCAACTGCCAAGGGTATGCAAGTGGCAGAACAATCGCTATCAACCCGGTAGCGGCTTTGCCTCATAAAACCCGGTTTCATGAACTCGCGCATATTGTCTTGGGGCATACCGAAGAATCTGCAATGCACGATTCTGAGCGTACTCCCCGAGATATCAGGGAAGTGGAGGCGGAATCTGTCGCCTTTATTTGTTGCGCTTTGCTTGGTTTGCCCGGCCTTGCTGATTCCCGGGGCTATGTCCAAGCATGGGCGCGGGACACCGCTATCTCCGACAAAACCGCTCAACGGATATTCGGTGCCGCTGAAAAGATTCTAAAGGCCGGTCGCCATGATTGATCGGACGCCTAATCTATCTCACTCCGATATCCATCAAGCCGCGCACACAATGGACAAAATCGGGGGGGGCTTTGCAATGTGCATTGCTCAGGCTTATTTCCGGGCGGATCAACAAAACCGCGAGCGGCTTTTGTTTGCTTTCGGTGATTTATTCGAACGGTTTCACATTATCAGCGGGGGGAAATAATGAAAAACTATGTTGTGCTTTACCGGATTGAAAATATCCTGACACCACTTGATCCGCCTTTTGGGTTTCAGTGTCACGCCGAGGATACCAATCACGCAGAGGAACAGTGCTTCAACGCTTACCCCGATTGCGACATTGTGTGGATATGGCAGGGACCGGAAGGCGTAGGAATGCAACCCGCGCTCGATGATTATTGGACAACTTCAGACTATATAAGGGAATGAAAATGAAAACCGCAGAATTGACCGGGACCGCACTAAACAGCGCGGTTATGTCTTGCGAAGGATTATCTAAACGCTTATTCGGGGATATTAATTATTCCGGCGACTGGTACCACGGGGGACAGATTATCGAACGGGAAAGGATATCGCTTGAATACTACGCCGGAACTAATAAATGGCTTGCAACCCGGGCTGAAGGTCCGGCGGTTTCTGAACAATGGGGGGACTCCCCGCTTGTCGCCGCTATGCGCTGTTATGTAGCCGCATCATGGGGGGATGACGTTCCCGCCGAATTGACCAAGGGGAAACCATGAAAGCAATCATTACCAAAAAATTACCGGCAACCGACCGGTTAGGCGCACGGGTAAAGGCTAGCGCTTCCGGGGTTCAATCGCTCGTCATTTCGTATTGGTCAGACGATGATGCTCACGCCGCTGCCGCCCTCGCCCTCGCCCGCCGGGAAGGGTGGACCGGGAAGCTTGCACGGGGAGGCTTGCCAGATGAATCAGGCGAGGCTTTCGTGTTTATCGATAACCGTTACCCGCTGGGGGTTTGAGATGACTTTCGAAGAATGGATCAATCGCCCCCTTTACAGGGTTCACGTTACAACTTGGAATCAATTGCTTCGCTTGTTCAATATTGATCCCGATAAACCGCTGGCGACTTCAGGCTATCACCCGATTGCAGAATTTAGGGTTCTGCCGAAACACCGCGCGGTTCAATCGTTGAAACTCCGCAAGCTAGTGGCAGACAGAATGCGCTTGCTTCGCCGGGAACATGGAAGAAAAGCAACCGTTCAACGGGTGGAGGGGTGAAACATGGAAAGAAAAGAATATCTAAACGGACTGGCAGAGGATTTCGGAATTGATCCCGGGATTGTTTACATGATGGCAGATTTACTGGGACCGTCTGAGGATTATGACGGACTTATCTCTGCCCTCGAAGATTATTCGGAGGATTTATGATTAATGTGACATTTTGCGAAATTGTTTACCCCGCTCCGGAAGATGATGAAGATGATTATTGCCCGGATGGGGAATCTACAACCCGATCCGATACCGTTACCTTCCGCGAACTTGTGCGGCTGATGAGGGAATACAGCACCCCTTCATGCTCCCCCGCCCGGGGGGAGGTGTATGAATGGATGATGACCGAAATCGAACAAGACTATCGAACCGGAGAATGGATTGACCGATCAATGCACTTCGCTCGAAGCAACCCGGGCAGACGGGCTAAATATTGGCGACTCGCCATGAAGGCCGCCGGGGTGATTCAGTGATTTACGCTATCACCGACAAAACCCCGGAATACCTAAAGGCTATCTATCCCGCGCCCGTAGAGCTAGTGAACACCCTTCAGGAAATACCCCCCGGATCAACCTTCATCCAGTGGGAACGGGGGTTCAAGGTCTGTAAACAGACCCGGGACAAGATACCTATACCACTAGGCCGGTACTCTAACGTAAACGAAGCGCTGTTCCGCGCTAGACAATGACCGCTGACAGACCATATGACCGCCTTCGGGCGGTTTTTTTTCGCCCGTAGTACCCTACCCCTTGCCCGGTAAAATAATCGCTCTAATCGCTTTACCCTCGGGCTTCCGGCGTGGTCTGATGGGGGGTGGATTCGTGTCGTTTTTGTGCGGAATCGGGGGGTAGAAGCCCCGCAAGGGGGCGACTACTGGTATCAGCGGTGTAGGGTCACCGGTGGGTCGGAGGGTTCAGAAGCGGTCTAGATTCTCTTCGTACGTGCCGCTGATAGGGTTGTACTTTAGGGAGGTCTCTCCCTGAGTACCAACCCATCTAAACCTGCACTTCCAGACTGCTATCTCTACTTCCTCTTGTCGGTGGACAGTAAGACCACAGTCTGTCTTTGCCCACCACGCCATACTTCCAGATATAGACATTCCATCTGGTCTAGGCTGGTCCGTCCCGGACCTAGATATCTTAGAAGGGTGAGCGACGAACCATGTATGGACATCGTTCGACATACAGAACTTACGAACCTGCGTAAGCATGTTAGAGATAGCTTCCGTCTCCGACTTTGTTCCCCGGTCGAGGTCTATGTAGTTGTAAGGATCAATTACAAGTCCACGGATTCCTATCCTCTGTACGGCAGACTTAGCCCTTTCTAAAATGCTTTGTAGGGTGCTAGGTTCTTCCCCGTTAGTGTCTATGAATAAGAAGTGTTCTTGTACGAAGTTAAACGCTTCTTTCTTTTCCTGCCCGGTCATCTGGTTGTGACCTGAATAAAAGCGCTTTTTACTGTAGATCTCCATCAACCTAGCGATATGGATCTCTGGCGGGTTCTCGAACGAACACAGGGCGAACTTCCAGTCTGCCGATTGGGCGAGGTTCACCATCAACTGATCTACGAAGTTGGACTTACCGGATGATGGGTAGCCGGTGACGACTGTAAGTTGTCCGGGAGCTACGGTGTAGATTTTATCTAGCGAAGGATACCCGGTTGAGAACCCCGATCCGGAACCTTTGGTGAAAAGGTCATTAAGCCGGTTCTCAAAAACTCTTGCATCACTAAGTCCTGAGATTGGGTATGGTGTTGCACCTCGTACGATTTCTCGTACGTCTTCTTTCGGGTCCAATGACGTTTCACTGGTGAGTACTTCATTTAGATCCTTTTTATCGAACTTACAAACGCGACATTTATCCTTCCCGATCCTTCTAGCTAGCTCCTCCGTTAGAGCCTGCCCGGGTCCGTCCTGATCGGTCGCCAGCACTACATACGGTACTTTCGACAGGATCTCGTTCGCGTTCCAGACAAAAGCAAACTTCTTGTCTTCTGCCGGGCTGACCTTGCCAGCACTGACCTGTTGCGGAGCACCACCCGGGACACTTACTACGTTCTCGATCCCTGCCTCGATAGCCGATAAACAATCTATCTCACCTTCAACAATCACTAGAGGTTTAGTAGGGTCTACAAGGTTAAGCCCGAAGAAGTCATGAGCACCCCCTGACTCTTGAGTGAAATCCTTGTCCGGGATA